CTGAAGAATTCCAATTATTACCTAATTTAACTAAAAAACATATAGAAATTGTTAATACCATACCAATTCCAAAAGTAAGTTTAATGGATTCGGCTGATTATGTAGAAATACAAGTTTGTGGTGATGATCATTTATTAGCTGTAGCAAAAGAATTACAACCCTGGTTTAATCAAAGAACAATTTCGGCACTTATGAAAATTATTGGAATGGATTATACTGATGAAACAAAAACAGGTGTAATGCCACCAGATTTAAGAACAATTGAAGAAGTAACTTTTTTAAAAAGGAAATTTAAAAAATTTAATAATCATGAAAGAAAATGGATCGCCCCCTTGGATATTGATGTTGTGAAGGAAATACCATTGTGGCGAACAAATAATCAAAGTATAGAAGCTCCAGAAGCTTTATACGATAATATGAAAACTGCTTTACGTGAAATGGCGTTACATGGGAGAACTGAATATAATGATATGAAAAAATTCTTTGAATTTTCATGGAGTGAATTATATCCTAAAAAAGAAGTTCACTTTGAATTATATGAAGCTTCTCTCTATGAAACATTGAACTCGGAATCTGATCTTGAATTTTGACTAAGTTTAGTATTAAGAATAATATTTGCATTATGCCTTTTAGTTTTATATTATAAAAGGAGACAAGTACGAGTACTATGCATCTTAAAAATTAACTGTAATGAGCGAACGCTTCGGCTAATAGCTAACATAAAAATGAATAAAAATATACAATCTAATTTTAAACAACAAGAAATTGTTAAATATTACTTACAAGGTATTTATAATAAATCGGAAATTTTTAAAAACCAACAAGAAACGCCTTTTGCTGATGAATTAACACTTGATGATTCATCACACAGTATTGCTAGTTTTTTGCGCAGACCCATTGATATTTATAATTTTAAGTGGTCTGTAAACAATACTGTTAATAGTGAATTGATTCCTGGAGGATTGAAGTTCCCGGATGTTTTATTAAAATCTCAATCTGTAAAGGATAAATTGCGAAATTTTGTTGGTATGAAAGGTAAATTAATGTTGCGTATTAAATTAAATCCTCAACCATATCAACAGGGTGTTCTTTTAGCTTATTATATTCCAAATGCACAAAAAATTTCTAAAAAAGTTGATATGATTCAGGCTTCGTTATCTGGAAAAACTGGTTGTCCTGGTAATGTCGAAATTGATGCTCAGGGAGGAACAATGTATGATATTGAAATACCTTATGTTTCTGAATTTAACTATTATAATCTTTTAACTGGACAAGGTTCTTACGGAAATTTTTATTTTACTCCTTATTTACAATTACGTTCAAAAACTGCAAATGACTTTATTAATATAACTATTCAAGCTTATTGGGTTGATCCTCAACCACAGTTTACAACTGGTGTTGATATGAAAGTACCTACGGAAAGTGAAGAACAACAATTACATAATAATACTTTAGAGACAGGAGGGTCTACACATATTTTAAAAACTGATTTAATTGACACTTTACAAACTGGACAAATAAAACCATCTACTGTTTTGAAAACTGGAGCAAATTTATTACAACTTGCAGGCTACCAAAAACCTAACATTGAAACTGGAATTCAACAATCTCATTTGCAAACAAATAAATTTATGGCAAATTATAATGGAGAACAATTTTCGCATTCTCTTGCTTTGAGTTCAACTAATAAATTGGAACATCCTCCTCGTCCAACTTCGACGGAGGATGATGAAATGAATCTAAGAAGTATTTGGATGAAGTCTACTTTTTATAAATCTTTTACGTGGTCAACTTCTAATGCAAAGGGAGATATCCTATATCATGATGAAATTTACCCTGCTAAATTTGCACCTTCTGCAACTTCTAATGTTTTAAATTCAACTTTTCTAGGGTACGCTACTGCTCCTTTTACACAATGGAAAGGTTCAATAGTTGTTCAGGGACGATTAGCAAAAACACAATACCACTCTGGTTCAATTAGAATTTCATGGGTTCCTGGTTTATATGATAATGATTTTAATGCAAATGTAATTAATTCTCCAAATTTTAACATGAATATGAATTATTCAGAAGTAATTGATATAAAAGAAAATAATGAATTCACTTTTGTTGTTCCTTACACTTCAACGGCACCAGCTTTATGGAATGTTAATCCACACTCCAAACAAGCTGACAACATAGCAAAACATAATTGGTGTTGTGGCTCTATCGTTATTGATGTGTTCACCGACCTTGTAGCTAATGAAACTATTGTTGTTCCAACAATTGACATTGCTATTAGAGTTGCTGGTGGATCAGATCTTGAAATGATGGGAGCTACTGCACCAAATATTTTTCCTTATTCTCCTACTGTCGAAACCGAAGGAGTTAGTGGAGAAGAAGTGGGTGAGCGTTCTCAAGAAGATCAAGAAATTCTCAACCCCGTTACTGGTAGTCTTAAAAATTCTTTTCTTACTTCCGCTTTATTAACTGGTGAATGTGTAACTTCTGTGAAAAATTTTCTAGGAAGACAGGCTTTGTATTCAAAAATTGATGGTACTACTGCGACGGGAACTATTAAAATATCTCCATATGATTTTCAGCGACCTTTATCTGCTTTATCTTCAAATATAACTAATTTTGATTTTCTTGATTATTTCTCTTTTATTTATGGATGGTATGCAGGAGGAGTAAATCTTTCATTTTATAATCAAAGTAATAATGCAATTAGGTATTATGAGGTAAGAAGTTTACCTGGTTTAAATTCTTATTATCCTTCAACTTTTGAACGTGCTGTTGCCTTGACATCAACTGAACAGACTAGTTATGATAATACTTTAGCATTATTGCCTCTACCAACTCAAGTTGTAAAATCTGATTTAGAAGGTATGGTTCATATTATGGTACCATATTATAATAGAGTACAAATAACGCCTGCTTTAACAAAACCACAAACAGTAAATTTAACAGAAGAAGGTTCATATCCAACTCCAATTTTATATGTACGAACTGATAATGTTTTTCCAAATACAAAAATTTTTAGAGCAGCAACTGATTCATTTCAATTTTATTATTTATTAGGACCACCTCAAGTTGTTTTGTTATCTGGTTCAGCACAATTAACTCCTTTTATTTATCCTGATGTTTTTATTAAACAACAAAAACAAATTGTTGATGATATAGGTGGTGGTTCAACAAAAGTCGGTCCTTTTTTCCAAAATGATAGTTTAGTTTTTACAGGAGCAACTCCTATGACGTTAACACCAGACACATTTTTCTTATCAAGATATCAATTAAATAATGGAGATCCTTGGTCTTTTATGGTAACACCAGGAGGTGATACTTATGATTTCACTTTAGCTAGTGGAGATATGAGAATTGCTAAGAGTGGAATTTCTACCTATGCTTGGAATTTGTTGAATGGTGCTTTTACAGGAACAGTTGTTGGAACACAAAATACTTTCCATGTTTTAACTCCTGTTAGTTTATCTAATTCAGAACCTATTAAGAGATCAACAATAACAAGTACATCATCTACTTTTAATAATACTTCTTGTATTATTTCTGGCATAAATAGTGGTGTTTCGTTCCCACCAAATACTCCTGTTTTAGTAACAAATGATCCTGGTGTTCTTGTTTTTGATTTTTCACGTGCACCTTTAATAATTCCAAAGGGTGTTACAATTTCTATTGGAGCTACAGGAACAGTGAATTATAATGGTATAAGTTATTCATTCATTACTGCGGTAGAAGATGATATTAAATATACTAATGGTCTTTCACCTAATCCTTATGTTCTTAATGATCCAATATAAAATATTCCGTGCTCACGGTTATAATATGAGACATCCGAACTTCCGGTTATAATAGAAGTTATTTTACGTTAATGATTAAACGTGCCCTTACATAGTATGCGAGCTTAAAATCATTCAGTAGTTTTCACTGTAATGAAAACAATTATTTAAAG